TTTCTATTTCTTTTGCTTTTATGTAATCTTCTGAAACATTAGAACCTTCTGCAGTTAGTTCATTAAGTGTATTTTGTTTTTCAGCCAAATCTTCTTGTAATGTGGATAGTACTTGACCTGTTTCTAAGAATCTTTGAGTTGCTTGTAAGTTTTGCTCCTGTCTTTTCTTGAATATAGCATACCCTATAGATATGACTGCTAATGCTGCAGTAATACCTAGCAGCCCCATTCTAAATCTTTTCATTGCTTTTTGTCCAGCTATTAATTGGTCTTTAGTAACTGATAGCTGATTTTTATATGTATCAAAATTTGCAATTAGTTCTCCAGTTGCAACACCCGTTGCTTTGGTATTGAATCTTAAAAGCATCATAGGTTTTATGATGCTACTAAAAGCTAGACCTAATCCGACAATTACTGCTGTTAGTCCTGCTACAGTCGTTGTAAAGCCTTTTGTAGAATTATTATTTGAATCAAATATCTTAAACATCATTGTTAATGTTTCAACCATTGCTTTTGCTGCCGGTAAAAAGAATGTTCCTATTTCAATTCTTAATTCTTGAAATGCGTTATTTAAAAGTTTTGTTTGAGATTTAAATGTCTCGAATCGTTTAGTAGCCTCATCATTTAAAGCAATGTTAGCAATATATGCAGAGTTAGCAACTGCTAATGATTCACCTACTAAGTCTCCTGCCTCTGCAAGAGAAAGCAAAGCTCTAATGGTTCTTTGTTGTTTTAATCCTAAATCTTCTAATACAGATATAACATTTCCACCACCATCAGATATTCTCTGTAATCCTAAGAGGAAGACATTGAATGCTTGAGCTGCGTCTTGATTTGCAAGTTCTTTGAATTGTTCATTAGTTAGGCCTGTTACATTTGCAAAAGTTGCAAGTGCAGCACCACCTGTAGTAGAAGCTATTCTAATTTGCTGGAATACACGAGATATAGCAGTACCACCAGCTTGTGATTGAACACCAACTGCTTGAAGTGCTGTTGCTAAAGCTAATACATCTTGCGCGGTAGCACCTGCAATTTTACCACCTGCTGCAAGTCTTAGTGCAGTATTTAGAATTTCATCTTCAATCGCTGCGAAGTTGTTACCTAAATCAACTAATGTAGAAGCTAAGTTATCAAAGTCATTTTCAGATAATTGAAATATTTCTCTAAGTCTTGCTAAACCTAATGCTGCTGATTCTGTAGACAATCTAGTTGCTACACCTAACTTAGCAATTGTATCTATAAATTTAGTAAGACCGGCTGCCGAAATACCTAACTGTCCACCAATTTCACCAATTGCATTTAATTGACTTGTAGCAATAGGAATGTCCACGGCCATTCTTCTAATGTTTCCGGCTAATTTTTCAAACTCTACATCTGTAGCATTAACTGTCTTTTTAATACCGGCAAATGAATCTTCAAATTTAGAAGCAGCACCAACAGTTGCTATCATAGCAGCTGCTGTTCCAGCTACACCTGCTAATACAACACCTATACCTGCAGTTGCAGCAGTTGACATAGAAGCAACTTTTGCTCCTAATCCTGCAACCATTGCTTCTGTCTGTGTTACTGCTTGTTTTTGTGCTTCATCAACAGTAACCTTAAGGCCAACGCGAATATCGTCCATAGAAGCCATTATTTAATACCTCTAGTATCTTTCATGAATTCATCAAGAGTTACTCTTTGTCTAGGTTTTGTATCTCTACCGTGTTTATTTCTCAACATGTGTTTTAATCTTTGGGTATCCTTAATATTTTTAGGTATTATTTTTCCTTCTTCGTCAACATCTAATTGTTCATTAGACATTATCTTCATGAAGGTAGATTCCTCCATTGGCATATTCACCAATAAGCGAAGAAATCTTTTGTACTCCTCTTTCTGAGGATGACTGATATTATAGAATCTTTGAAAATCTGCTTCTATGGCCCCCCAGTGGATTAAAACATCCATAAAGGACCATTTTATTTTGGGGAGTCTTCGTCCCCTTCAGTACCTTCTGCAGATTCTTGTGGAAGTGTTAGCCCGTAAGCTTCCATCAACCAATTCAACAAATCATTCATCTGTTCCCAAGACATTCCGTTTTCTAGCATTTCTTCTAGTTTGTCTTGTCCTACTAATGATGCAATCCATTGAGGAACAGCTTCAAAAGGAACTTCTGCTCCATCTTCAGCAATTCTCATTTGTTGAAGTACTGCTCGTGCAGGTAAAGTAGCTGGCAATTTATATGTCTTTCCAGCTACTTTAATCTGCAACTCTTCTTTTTTGTCGGCTTCGAGAGCCTCGTCAAAGTCTTTAAACTTTACCACTTTATATTCTCCAATCTAATTAATTTAGTTAATATCTAACTCGTCAGTATCGTTAGTGTTATCTACAACTCTAAACAAGTAGTATGAACCACCAGAGCTACCAACATTTAAAGTTGTGTCTGGAACAAGAATCTTAAATTCTGTTGCCAAGCTAACTTTAGCTGGTGCTTTTTGGTGTGCCATTGCAAATGAACCAACATTAACTGCTCTAGGCACATGGAATTGCCTATCTGCACCTGCTGGACCATCAGTATGCAATACTAATGCATACTCTGTGAAAGCATCTGACAATGGAGGTAGGTACACATCGTAACCAGAAGCGAAATTACTATCGTCTTCTGTGACTGCACCGCCACCCATAGCCAATTGTAACTTACCAAGAGAAGCTTGTGAAAGCTCTCCAGTAAGTCTTACTTCTTGTGCTGACTTAAGAGTTTTAATAGGGTCAACTTCTTCTGCGACCATGACATCTTCAAAAGTTTTATCAACTTCTAATGTCCAGCCATCTTCAGAATATCCTACTTCTTCCCATGCTACAGACAGGGTAGTTGGGTTTTCCCAAGCGCCTGTTGAATCATTAGGGAAGACTAAAGATGAAGTTGTTCTATCTTTGTAATAGAGAACACCTGTACCAATTAATACCTCGGATATAGTACCGCTTGTATTAAAGCTCATTTGTTATCTCCTAACATATTTTATACTTATACTTATCAGCTGAGCTCAGCCGACTTAATAAAAAGTCGATTTCAGCTTTGTCTTTATTCTTCTTCAGCAATAAAGAAGTCTTCCACTATCTCCTCAACAGATTCCTTGTCGTCCTCTGCTGGAGAGTCGTCTAGTTCTTCCTCGTCAGCTATTAACACAGAGATTTTTTGTTTTCCCTGTTTATAAGTAGCTTCTGAAAGGCGCTCCCAGACAACCTTATCTATTTCCACCCAACTATTGTGGTTGAAGACTATTCCTGTAACAGTATCTCGTACAGTAGTTTTCTCCAACAACAAAGGGTTGACCTTAGCTTTTATCTTCTTACTCATAATTAATCTAGTCCTCGATAATTCATTATTAATGATAGCTGATAATGTCCTAAACCGGTTTCAGTCTCTTCCACTCGGATTGGTAATTCAACTACTTCAAAACTGTATATAACAGCAGCTGTTGCACTAGTTGGAGTAACAACACGAGTTGTTCCAGTCTTTAATGCAGCTTCTGCTACTCCATTTGCTAACTGTAAAGCTGTAGCATAATCTGGTTGAGATGATGAACCACCACCCCATTTACCAGCAAATGCATTTACTTGCAATGCTACAGAAGATATCATGGCTTCACTTCTAGGAGTTAACATAGCTCCGCCATTAGAAAAAAAAGTTAAAAAAGGTAATGTAGCATTACGAGGTAATCTTGTTGCTATTCTAGTGCTGCAAACATCAGTAATATCTGTGTTATTTACTGCCCATTCACGAAATATTATTTCCGCGTCTGGCGGAAACTTCTGCGACTGGTCTGGTTGTGCACCTACTGCTTTTATACCCATGATGATTTATTATACATCTAAAAGTTAAGACAAGAGGTCATCTATCTCATTGACATCTATTCCAGAAACTAATTCCTGTGCTAACTTGTACATATTTCTATTAGCTTTATTACCGCCACTTGAATAAGATTTTCTCGGTGCTCTTGATTTACCAGCATCACTTCGTTTTTTAGTAAGACTTACTACAGTATTGTCACCAGCTTTTCTTGTTCTTATAGTGTATACATTTTCTAGTATTTGATTAAATCTTTTTCTATCTGAAATATTAGTTGAAAATTTAGAAGCAGAACTAAATGCGTGATATGTTTGTGAAGATACTGACAAATTACCACCATCAAACCTATCATCGCCACCAGTTGTGTAGTCTGCTAAAGTTCTACCCATAGGACCCTCATTGGTTCCTCTTGTTAATATTTCATCAAACTTAGGTTGTACAGCAGACCTATCTCCACCTCCTTTAATATATTCACTAGAAAGTTCTTTTAATTGCTTCCTGCTGTAATTTGCACTATTCGGAACAGTAATAGTAAAGTTAATTTCTTCTGGTACTAATTTAACTCCTATGGCTTTAGCTAATTCTGGAGAATAAAAGTTTCCGTGTGCATTATTAACAACAACTCCAGGTATTTTAGATTCCATTTTTGAAAGCATTACAGAACCTCTAGCAGCTTTATCCAATCTATATTGTTGAGTTATAGCACTAGCTTTTTTAGATGAAGGCATAAATGATTGTTCATTTTTAGCAATTTTATCAATACCACCTCTTTTTTTAGCCAATGCTTTCCACTTGTTATATCTTCTTGTAGATGATGTTGCATCTTTTTTAACCGACATACTTGCTGCATCTTTAAATATTTTAATTGATGTTTCCACAGCTCTATTAATAAAAAATGAAGGTTGAATATATTTTTCTTCTAATTTGTCTCCACCAGGTTTATAATCTCTTTTTTGCTTTTTTTTATTCCAATATGATTTTGTATAATATGGTAATTTACCACCATATTCTACAGCATGTATCCAAGGGAAATGTGGAGAACCACCTACAGCTATAGCGCCATAAAGCAAAGCGTCTCTTGTTTTTGAAGGATGTATCGGAGTTTGGTCAATAGATTTTAATAAAAAAGCTCTTGCTTGACCAGGTTTTGTAAAGCCAAAAATATCTCTTCTTGGAGAGTTTTTCATTCTATAACCACCGCCATCAATAAACCAATTTTCACCTGTAGTTCGCATCATTGTTTCTTCTTTTAGTTCTTCTGCTCTATATTTAGCGTTCGTAGCATCCTTAAAGCCAATAAGATATTGACCCGAAGACACATCTGGAGCGTAAGCTCTCATTGTGTTTTCCATCATACTTAGTAAGTACTGAGATTTTTGTGCTACAGTCATTCTTTGTAATCTACTATTAACTCTTGGTCCATTAGTACTGATAATTGAAGCAATGGTTGTTCGAGTTTTATTGTGTAGTGTTCTAATTAATTTTGAATTATTTAAAGCACCAGCTACTTGTTTACGAGCAACACGACCAGCGATAGGACCTAAGAATTGAGGCACTAAGGCTTGAACAGTTTTACCAGTAACATAACCAGTTGCTAGTGAAGCACCACGAGCAGATAGACCTGCAGCACCACCGTATTTTTTAGCCATACCTCCAAAAAGACCTGCTTTAGCTGTATTGGTTGCACGAGCTATAGGATAACCAGCTTTACGAATTTGATTTATTCTTTGATTTTGTACTACTGCGTTTATATCACCAAGAACACTTAATCCTTTATAAACTTTAGTTTGCCATCTACCTATTTTTTTATTGGATTTTGTTTTGACAGCTTGACCAGCACCTTTGACACTAGTTTTTGAAACTTCTTTAGCCATTAGCTAAATACTAGGGTAGTAAGTGCTTTGTAATCTTCTTTTCCGTATCTATTTAAAACTGGTCTCACTATAGATATTTCGTGATATACAGAGTTTCTAACTAACCTGTCTCCTGGTTTTACATCTGTATCTTTTTTAACATATACAATAAATGTTTCTACAGTAGTATTTCTACCATCTCTATCTTCTTCGGCGCCTTGTGATTCAAACTTTGCTCTTACATTTGTAGTTGAGTCTGACCATGTATCACTAGGTAAACCACGCTCATCTACTGCGGTATCTGACACTCTTTGAATTGTGCATGTTTCTGGGTATAATCTATCTCTAGGCATAGGTGTATTTTACAATACAAAATTAAACAAATTGGTTTAACATATCACCCATCAAAACTTCTTTATAAATATTACTATATAGCAAACTGTTTTTTCCAAGTAGGTGGGGATTGTTACCTATTTGTGCGTTAAAATCTTTTATTATAGTTATAAGGTCTGGAAGAATTAATTCATATAAATTAAGTATTTTGGAAAAATCTTTTGACCATATTGCTTCAGCGTCAGAGTTGAATATCACAAAATTCCTTAACGCAGCAAGAAGAATACAAATTACTGACTCGTGTAATTTATAATCAGCTTTTTTACTTACCATTGGAAACTCATAACCTTTTTGCTTGTAAATATAAGTTATACCAAGACTTCCAATACTACCTTGTTTAGATGGCCAAACTTCTTGTGATTTATATTGTATATAATCATGTAAATAAAGTATGTCTTTAACAATATTTTTGTATTTAATAAATGACTCTGGATTATCTCTGTACAGTTCAAATACTCTTTCTTTATTTGAGTATGATATTGTTGGTTGATTATGAACATCAGCATCATAATTGTTTCTAAATAAATTTATATAAGATAAAACTGTAAGCATATCCATATCTCTGTATTCTGTATCTTTTAATACATCATTAATCCATTCAATTTCTGATATGTCTATGTCGTTAGATTTTTTATGTAGTGTTTTAGACAAACCATTAACTATTTCGTCTGATAGTTCTTTGTTACTGTTTATATATACAACAATTCTTACATAACTTTTTTTTGGAATATCTTCAATGCGAAGATTTTTAATAACATTGTATAAATTTGCACCATCAACAATTCCTTCTGTTGTTGTGTCTTTAAACATTAAAGTTATTTTATTTTCATCTATTTGTGCATTTTCAGTAAATATAGTTATACCCTGTGTTTTTAAATGAAGTGTTCCTTCTTCACCTCGTTGTTCTTTAATAGCATCTTGTAATTCTTTTTTTGCTAAATCATCTAAATCAATTATTTTACATTCTGGATGTATAGGTATATCTTGTTTCATTCCTGGCTTATCGAATATTAATTCTTTTATAGGAACAATTAAATAAACTATTTGAGATTTATGATTAACAGGGTCTCTATTTATTGAATAACTATCAAAAAATAAGAAGTATCTACCTTTTCCAGATTGTACTTCTTCCATTCCACTGTCAACTACCATCTAAATTTTTGTTTCTTTGCTTTTTCATATTGCCTATAAGATTTTTTTGATAAATTGCTAGGGTCTTTCTCCCATTCTACATCTACAGGTGTCTCAAACATAACATTCTTAGATATCTGTCTTTTACAAACAACATTATCTTTAGGACACAGTATTTCTGGGTCTTCACTAATTTTGTGTGTTATCTCATAATTTGTTTTACAAGATAAACATTTATAATCATATCTTGGCATTTCTTCTTCTAATCTTTCTTTTTTGTTTTTTATGACACTCTTTACAAAACAATTTTAAACCGTCAGCTGAATTTGGATTTGTTGAAAATTCTTTAACTGATTTTTCTGATTTACAAGATATACAATTCTTTAATCTTTCACCTTCTTCTGGTGCGTTCTCTTTTAAATGCTTTAAACATTCTTTACAAAATTTTGTATAACCGTCTTGATATTTTTGTGTTTTTTTAAATTCTTCTACAGGTTTCCATTCACGACAATATCTACATTCTTTCTCTACAGGGTCAGTTAACATTTTAGAGGCATCTTTTTGTGCTTGAGCTACTTTATCTGCTAAACCTTCTTCTTCATCTATCCATGTTGAAAATCTTTCATAACCAATTGGTTGGTCTTCGTAAGTTCTTGGTGTTGTAAGACCACCACGGCCAGTTCTAATAATATCTAAAATAGCTTCGGCAACTTCTTCATTATATGCACCGCGTTGAGGAACTCCAGATTGTATTCTTAATTGACGAACTCTTTCATGAGTAACACCCCATTCATCTGCCCACTCTTGCAGCATTTTATCTGGGTCTTGCAAAAATAATTCAGTTGCTTCCTCCAAAGATGGAGCTTTTCTGTGTACCATATCTTCCCTTTTATTTAATTATACAAAGAATCTGCTTCTAAAAGGTTGAAGCATCATCATCTCTGCATTAGTAAGAACAGGTGTTAAGTTTTGTACAATTACATCTCCAAATGCAACATCATAATCACCTATTCTTTCAGTTAAAGCAACATCAAAATTTGTGACAGAGGTGTTATCTGCTAAGTGAGATGAGACTTCACCTGTGTCTGATTTTGCTGATATCTGCAATGATGTCATTAACAATCTTGCAGATGCTCTAGCTGAACTAAATTTTATTTGTTCTGGAATGTCAGCAGATTGGTATCCACCAACATAAGTTACAGATATATTTTTGAATTTAATACCGGACCAACGAATACCGATTCTTCTAAGTCTTCCGTTGTCATAGTAAACATAATCGTTTTCATTACCTTGTGTAAGTGTATTACCATCTTCAGTAACAGATGTAATAGAAGCAATTGGAACATGTCTTAAAAATATATCTTGTTGTTCATTGCCATCAAAAGTTTCTGTATAAGTTGCTTGTTCAACATCATGACCTAAATAACGCTTAATAGCAGCATCAACATAGGGTATGAAAGTATTTGTGACGGAAGCTTCTACAGTAGAGTTTAAATCTATCTGCAGGAATTGCTCTACATCACTAACGCTACAAAGAGCCATTTAGGACTCCTTTATTTATCTTCGGATGGTTTGACAGCTTTGGTTTCGACTTTTTTAGCAGCTTTTTTCTTAGGAGCATCTTTTTTAGCTGGAGCTTTCTTTTCAGAAGCATCTTTCCAACCTTGCTCTTTTAACCATTTCTTAGATACTTCTTTTCCTGCTTGCGCAATTTTAGAAGCACCAGATTTAGGTAGTTCTGCTAGTGAGCCTTCGAAGAACGAACCGTCCTTCATTTTCCAAATTGTCTTCTCTGGTTTAAATATATCTGACATAATAAAATCATTTTACTCTATAAAAAGAAGAAAGCCGGTTTTACCCGGCTCTCTTCAAATCGTTTACTAACGAATATTACATATTTGTTAGTTTATGGAAAGCTGCTTCTCTGTAAACAGGGAAACCGACTCTCATTGTAGCTCTGATGGCCAATTGATTCTTAATAAAGAAATCAGAATGGCTGTCAGTTACAGCAAGTTCGATACCTTGTCTCATTACAACATTAGCTGCTTCACCACCACCGAATTTACCAACAAGAACTGTTCCTGCGGCAATTGCGGTTGTAGGAACGACTTTTAGTCCCCAGATTTGAGCTGAAGGACCAGCGCCCATTCCACCTGCTGCTACGAAAAGTGGTGACTTTTCTGTATATCCAGCGGATGAAGTTCCAGCGAAATCAGCACCAACTGATGTGACAATGTCATTCCAGTCATTTGGGTGCATGATGATTGCGTCTGGCTCAGTGAAAGCGTTTACTCTGATGTCGGTAATAGCACCATAAATAGCACCAATTTTTCCGAGTGTACCAGCGTAAGAGCTAAAGTCAGTAGAACCGACTGAAGCTTTACCAGCATCTAAGATACCTTCAAGGTTTGGAGCAGTACCATCACCACTAAGGAGTTGGCTGTCCAATCTTAAACGAATCATTGTTTGAAGTCTGCTGTTCAAGTAACCTTGAATACCAGATTCATCTGCTAATAATTCATCTGTAACTGGGATGAAAATACCCATTTTACGGATTGCTTCTGTTTGCTCTGTGAAAGCCAAAGCTGCTTCACCAACTGCAGAACCTTCTGCTGCTTCAGCTGCGTTATTTGTGAAGGTTGTTTCTTCCAAATAGCTGAATGCATTTTGGTCTGTGTTGATTACATCAAATAATGATATAACAGCGTTTGGGTCCCTAAGAGCGGTTTCCAAAATTCCAGGTTGTCTTAAGACCTCTGGTGGATAACCTGTGGTAGTTAAAGTTGTTTTTGTCTCAATTTTTGAGTCAATACCTTTAACTCCACCGCTTACATAATTTTTGTAAGCATCGGACTCTGTAAAGAGCTGCCCAACAGTTTTAACTTCTGCTTCGTTTGAAGCTAGTGGCATTTCTGCAACTGGCTTTGAATCTTCATTAAGAGCTTTCTCATTTTGAAGTTTTTTCTTCTCAATGGAAAGGTCTTCTACTAATTCAGCAAGTTCGTCATTTCTTGACTTGATTTCCTCTTTTTGTTCAGCGGAGTACTTGCCGTCTTCAGCGGATTCAAAAACAGATTTTAATTCTGCTCTTTTAGCAGCAATTTTGTCCATGAGTTCGTTTTGATTACTCATTCTTAGATTTCTCCAATCTATAATTGCTTATACTTCTTCTATTTCTTCTATTAAGGACTCAGCAATTAATTCCTGTGCCCTTACCCACTCAGCATCAAATTCTTCGTCAGAGGAATCAGTGTTATCTTCTGGAGTTTCTTCTTCAGCAGCTTCATCTTCCGGTTCTTCAACAGCAGGTTCCTCTGCTGGTGCTTCTTCCTCAGTAACTTCTTCGACTTCAGTTTCAACATCAATAGTATCAGTTGAAGCCTCAGCTACCTCTTCTGTTTCAGCTAGTTC